ACACATAAACCCAGCCCTTGCCTTGGCACTTCATGCAATCAGTCTGTAAAGAAGTCATCTGCTCTCACCTTTCCATCTGTTGCCCTAAAGATAATTTGCATCACCTTCAGGCTTGGTTGTCTCTCACCGCTGATGATGCGGCTGACAGAAGACAGAGACAAACCAGTTTGTTTTGCAAACTGAGTTTGTGTCATTCTCGATTGTCGTATGTATTGTTTCAACTTCATGCTTTTATCCTAAAATAACTATTGACAATTGGTCAATACATAATTACTTCTTGCACTATCTTACACGAATTGGAATAAATAGACATGAATATTTACACGCCAATAGAAATTAAAACCATGAGAAAAAGGCATTGCTTTCGTTCGGCAGAGGCGTTTGCTGCTGTTATTGGAATTGGGGCAACTACTATCAAAAGGTGGGAGTCTGGGCGTTATAAGCCCAATAGGTCATGCAATATGCTTCTACGGTTATTTGATAAGCATGGCCCTGATATTTTTTATGCTTTGAGGGATAAGCCACAAAAGCCAGAAGGCGGTGAGGCTGAAAGACTTACTAAAATTTTTACACATTTAGCAGAGAAAGGTTGGTTTAAATGAAATGGATCAGTGTTGATGACCGTATGCCAGAGATAGGGCAAAGAGTTGAGTATTACTTTGCCCCAAGACCTGACTTTGTAATCCAAGAACACGGAACTTTTGAAGGTTACTATGTGGATTCAGAGGGCAAAGAGTGGCGTGGTATGCACATTTTTGTAGGTGATGAAGGTGGTTGGCTAACTGGTGATGTTACCCATTGGAGAGAGGAAAAAAAACAATGAGCAAGCCAGAATATTACGATGACTTTGGATACGGCTATGATAGTGCCTATGGGGCTAATCAAGAGAAAGCAGAGTGGGTGTTGAAGAAATGGCTGCAAAAAGTTCACAATATGCGTACACCTGGGTCAGCTAGGATGAACGCTGGAACGTGCATACAAAGTGGGGCTGATTTAATCTCAGGCACTCATAAATATAATGAACTTATTGGGCAGCAAGAAGGGATGCCCGTAGCAGAAGCAATCCGTCACACGATGTCACGTTATGATGAATACAAGCCCCGAACGTGGGAAGAGAAAGACGCTGAAGAACATGAAGCCTTTCGTGAGCATATCCCAGAAATGGTCGCAAACGCTGTTGCGGCTGTAAAAGAATGGTCAGCAAAAGCAAACTTGTTAGAGGGTGAGCATCAAAGCTGGCACAAGGTAGATGGCCTAGATGTTTCAATCATGTATTACAGAGACTATCACGCTGGCGGTGAGTTTGCTGATCTGAAGTGTCAGCTACCGTTACGCAATCCCCCTAAAAAAGATGGCACAAGAAGTTGGCGCATACCAAAACCACAGACCACGCCATCGTGGAATCAGACTGTGCAGATGGCGGTTTATCGGAAAGCGTCAGGCCAATCACCATCACTGCTGTATGTTACAGCATCAGGTTATCACATAGCAAATTCACAGAATTGTGAAGCACTCACAGATGAAAGTCTTGAACGTGCTTACAATCATGCAGTCCGTAGCTGGAAGACTACACAAAACCTAGTAAGGGCTGCTAGGGGCAACTGGCATACACTTGCTGGTCTGGTTCAGCCAGACTTCAATGAGATAGCAAGGCGGCACGGCCCAAACATCCTTGAACTAGCAAGACAACTTTGGAGAGACTAATGAGCAAACCTCAAATAGATAAAAATATACCAATTCCAGATCCAGATTATAGACGACAAACAAAATATGCTTGGATGTCTGAACTTGAAGTTGGCGATAGTTTTGTGCTTGAGGAAACCAAGCGTTATCAAATGCAACGGACAGCAAAAAGATTGAAAATGAAAATTCGTTGTTCACAGAAAAATCAAGATGCTGGAATGATTCGTGTGTGGAGAGTGGAATGAAATACTTTGAGATAGAGAAAGGCGTACCAGTTCCCAAGTATGACCCAGAGGCGGCTGGTGAGCATTACAACATCATCTTTGATATGGAGATTGGAGATAGCTTTGTTGTAAAGACAGCAGCACAAAAATCAAAGTGTCAACAAAAAGCCTATCGCAAAGGTTTGCGCTTGATGAGCCGAACTCTAAAAGAGGATGGCTTTAGACTATGGAGAGTGAAATGAATGATTTATTCGACACACCAGCTTTCAAGCTGGTCAGGCGTGATGACCCAGACACTAGCCACGATGCTGCTGAGTCATTGCCTGTCAGTGACATGGAGAGGATTGTTGCTGATACTATCGCCAAGTTTGGGGCGACAGGCGCAATCTCCGATCAGATAGTAGATGCCCTGCCGCATCTCCGATATAGCACAATCACTGCTAGATACAAGCAGTTGAAGGAAAAAGGCATCATCTGCGTTGATGACCGCAAGCAGAAGGCCGAATCAGGCAGACAGCAACACATCATGTGGCACAAAGATTTTTACAGGGAGCAAGCAAATGACTGAATCAGAGATGGAAATACATCAGCGAATTGATGTTATGGGGGATAGAATAGAGGAGCTTGAGAAGATTGTAGATGATCAAGTCAGAGCATTTACAGTTGCGGTTCGTCTGATAGCAGAATTGTTGGAGAAAAAGAATGACTAATAAATTTAGTGATGTCATGGATTTTGTGCATGAACTAAACAAAACTCATGGTGTGAAGCAGCGTGGCGGTAAGATGTACACACAGGTTGTGCATCGAATGGAAGCGTTCCGGCGTTTCTATGGCACTGAGTACGGTGTGGACACACAGATCCTTGTCGATGATGGGCAGCGTGTAGTGGTTAAAGCCACCATCACAAACTCTGATGGCATGGTTGTTGGGTCTGGTATGGCTGAAGAGATAAGAGGACAAGGCCATGTCAACCAGACATCAGCCCTTGAAAATTGTGAAACGTCATCAATAGGAAGATGTTTAGCTTCCATAGGAATCAGCGGTGGCGAGTACGCATCTGCCAATGAGATGGACGGTGTAGGTCGTAAGCGTGAAGCACAGGCAGAAGCAGAAAATAAGCCTGTGGTTGACCCAGAGCGTCCTGTACCAGCAAAGCGTGATGACGATCCAGAAGTACGCAAGACGCAAGACTTTTTTGGTGAGGTAAACAAGAAGGTGGGTGAGGTTACTGACAAAGGTAAGTTTATTGCTTGGTGCAACACTGATTATGTCAAGAATGGGATTGCCCACATGAGGCAACACAACCCTGACTTGGCAAAGATGGCGGTTGATAGAATACAACTCAAAATGAAACAACTTAAAGGAGAGGCGTAATGGCTAGAAGATATATCAAAGTTACAACAATCAAAGTGTTCCCAAATGATGATCATAAACGTGGAACGCATGGCAATGGCAACTGGAAACCGTTTGTAGATGGATCGCCAGCAGACATACACTTGCGAGGTGATTCAAGATATTCTGTTGCAGTCTTTGAAAACGATGACAACAGTTTGTCCATAGCAATATCTGAGGTGAGAGATTACGAATCAAAAGACAACATCGCTGACGGTATATCGCAGGGCGGTCTAAAGCCTGTCGGTGATGCCATCAATCAGAAGTATCAGCCAGCAGTTAAGGAAACAGATGATGATGACATCCCATTTTAAAAGTGCTGATGGCAAGCTGTTATACACAGCAAAAGAGGCGTGTCTTATTGTTTTTGGCACAGATGACAGAACAAAGCTAAACCTGATGTACAGGTTGCTCAGGTCAGGAAAGATAGAGGCAGAGCGAGTTGGCAACACTTGGCTGATACCACGGAAGGCTTTGGTGGAATTACATGGACAAGAGAATTTGTTATGACTGTTGTTTCACTCAGTACCGTAAAAACAGAGAAATGGAATCAAGCGAGGGATCACGCTGATGCGTACTATCGCTTCCTTGTTGTCTCTGGTTGGGGTATGTACCGAATCGGTGAGGCTCATGGGATTGAGCCTTACTACCCCAAAGGAAAGGGGATGCTGCCAGATGGCACAATGGCTGGGGGGATATGGACTGAAGAGTATATGATAGACCAACTCACCCAGTATCTCTACAATGGTGGAGAGTTTGTAATCTAAGAAAAGGGGGCATAACAGCCCCCTTTATTCTACCGTTTTTTCTTTGGCTTCTTGCCAGCTTTCTTCATAGCAATAGCCGTAGCTGCTTGCTTCTTCATCTTGGCAGATTTCATGCCACCTTTTTTACCACCGTAATGTCCAGGCATTTACTTCTTCCTCTTCTTTGCTGCAATAATTTTTTTCTGTAATGCTGCTGGCAAAGTCTTTTGTTTTGCCGTTAGCATACCGTTGCCGTTCTTTTTCATACCCTTC